TGATTTTATTGAGAAAGAGGAAGAGAAAAACCCCAAAGAAAAGGCAAAACAGCCTTCTGATGACGGCGAGGATAACCAAATGTCTAACGATTCAGAATCAGGTGACGATGATTTAGAATCAGAAGATGATGATGGCGATTCCTCTTCAAAATCCTCAGAAGATAAAAACTCATCTCCAGATACTAATACATCACATGGTGGAAACTCTGGAGGACAGCTTCACAGTAAAGAAGAAGAAACCTCAGAAGCGTTTAAATCAGAAACTCAAGATTCATTAGATAAACACCTTGAGGATCTTGGTGAAATGGCATCCAATGAAACTATCCTAAATAAATTTCCTGAAAAAAATGTGGGAAATTTAGTACACTCCCTCGATGACGTTCGCACGGCGCGTAAAGCCAGTATTCATTATGATACTATTATGAATGATCCAATGGTTCACGAAAAGTGGGCCTTGTTTAAGAATTCTACAAAGAAAAATGTAAATATCCTTTGTAAAGAATTTGAAAGGCGAAAAGCCGCACATTCATATTCAAGATCTACACAAGCTAGAACCGGAGCCATCAATGTAAACAAATTGCATAGTTACCAATATGATGATCAGATTTTTAAATCGGTAACCAACCTTGCTGATTCTAAAAACCACGGAATGAATATTTTTATTGATAACTCAGGAAGCATGGGTAATTGCATCAGCGATGTTATTAAACAGACTATTCAATTGGTTATGTTTTGTAAGACGGTTGATATTCCGTTCTCTGTTTATAGTTTCACCAGTAAATCCGGTAGAGCCTTTTTGGAAAATGGTAAGTATATTAGAAAATACGAAAATAAAAACGACTTCTTTAGAAATAATTTCCAATACGGAAATAACCTTGATATCTTTACTACCGAGGTTTGTGAGTTAATGAATTCCTCTTTAAAGAAATCTAAATATGAAACTGCTTTAAAAGAATTATATATTCAAAGCGGTGCAATATTTTCAGATGGAGATAAATATGATAAGCTATCCATTCAAATAAATCAACCGTATGGCACTAGAACATATCAGACTAACCTATATTTGGAACATAACTGTATGAATTCTGAATTAGAAGAGATGGGCGGCACTCCTCTTATTGAAACTTTAATCATGGCTCACGGCCTTATCAAAAATTTCAGGAAAACGCATAATGTTGAAAAAATGACAACTGTATTTTTAACAGATGGCGAAGGCCAAACTCCTCACTCTCATTCTACCGAGCCAAAAGTAGAGGATGAAGAAAATCAAATGTATTCAAATTCTTAAGACCCTTGGGGAAATTACCGATATATTAAAATAGGAAAAGATACTGTTGATATTAGTCGCCAAAACCCGAATGCATATTCTGATGTTGTAAAAAGTATTAAGAAGGACACCGGCTCTAAGATGATTGGATTCTTCTTAACTTCAAGTCCGGCAAATGGCAGAAATCATTCATTCGGCGCATTGGCTCATATTAAAAATCTACGTAAGTGGGAATATATTGACAAGTGTAAAAATGAAGCTAAGAAACTAAAAAGCAACTGTTATGCTATTGAAAATGGATATAACTATGATACCTATTTCGTTATTGATAACCTTAAATCCTTAAAAATAAATGATGAAGAAGAATTTCAAGTGCCAGACACCGTTGATACTGAAGATCTTAACAAAGCCGCGAATAGAAGTAAATTGGCAACCTCCTTTAAGAAGTTTAATACCACTAAACGACAGAGCCGAATTTTCCTTAATAAATTCATTGACACGGTGATTTAATAGGAAAAAATGTGAAAATAAATGCATTTTCTATCATTATTTTATTTACATTCACTAAGATTTAGTTTATAATATATCTACAAGGAAGGGAACGGATTCGCTAAGTACCTCCCATTACACCATCAAATTACATTATGAAAAAAGACACCACAAATACGCAGAAGCCTGAGTCCAACTATGACACTGTAATGTCAGAATTAGAACAAGCAGTCTCAACATATCCAATCGTTAAAACGAAGGATATTTACACACACGCTAGAGCCCACGGTTATAGTTACAATAGTGCCAAAGAAACCTTTATGCACTCCGGCCCAAAGCGAGGTGAATGGGACATGCGCAATGTCTGCCTAACTAAGCCTACGCAAAAGAAAGCTTCGGTGGCTCAACCTCAGCAAAGTAACTCTGCTGATGAGAATTTCAAATTTGCCACTTCGGTCCAATCGGTTTCCAATGACGATGTTTATATCCCAGAGGTAGATCCTAACTTTATTTCATGGGGCGACTTCTCAAAGATTAAGAAGATTATCGACTCAAAACAATTTTTCCCTCTGTACATTAGTGGAATGTCAGGAAACGGGAAAACAATGATGGTTGAACAAGCCTGCGCAAAGGCAAAGCGCGAATATGTTCGAGTACAGATATCACCAGAAACTGATGAAGACGATCTGATTGGTGGTTTTCGTCTCATCAATGGTGAGACTGTATTCCAAAAAGGACCGGTACTAAAAGCCATGGAAGCTGGATGTATACTATTGATCGACGAAATGGACCGAGGTTCAAATAAGATCATGTGTCTCCAAGGCGTCTTGGAAGGTAAGCCGGTGATGGTGAAAAAAACGGGTGGCGTAGTTCACCCCGCTCCTGGGTTCAACGTTATTGCAACGGCGAATACTAAGGGGCGGGGTGCCGATGATGGACGATACTCTGCCGCACAAATCATTGATGATGCTTTCGTAGAACGATTCGTAGCAAGTATCGATCAGCCCTTCCCCGCATATAATGTCGAACTAAAAATTATTAAGAAGCATATGACTTCATGCGATGTCAGAGGGCACGATGATTTTGCTGATAAACTCGTCAGCTGGGGCGCAGTTATCCGTAAGACTTACGAAAGTGAAGGCGTTGACGAATTAATCTCAACTCGCCGACTATGCCACATTGTTAAAGCTCTTTCAATCTTTAACAATCGCCTTGAAGCAATTAAGATGTGTATCACCCGATTCGAAGATGAGACTAAGGAAGCTTTCCTCGATCTCTATACCAAGATTGATACAAATCAAATTGACAAAGATATGAATTTCACGACTGACGAAAACTCGACTGACGAAAACTCTAGTGATACTAGCCAACACTAATAAACAACAAACGGCTATAACAACAAAAACAAAAACAACAAATATGAATAAACAACAAATTGCTAAATTCCGCACGCTCGTTAAACGCAACACTCAATCAGACGCTGTTGCCGAATGTCTTAACCGAGGCGAAGAGTTCTCAGTTGAAGATGCAAAAATGGCTGGCATTGGCGATCCCCGCCGTGTCGTAAATCGCCTTCGCACAGAGCGAGGTGTTAAGATTTACTCTAACTCTCACCGCCTACGCGGCGGTACTACCGTTAAGCGATACACCCTAGTTAGTCCTAAGGCAAAACGTTAATAGACGGTAATAATAGTGCCGTGTCAGGGTTGTGGTGGTCCTGACACGGTTACTTTTTTTATTTACAAATCACTACAATTAGAATATAATATCATTATGACAACGTTATCAAACGACACCTTAAACATCCTAAAGAACTTCTCAGATATCAATCCAAATTTGGTTGTTAAGCCTGGGAATTCTCTAAGCACAATCGCCGAAGCAAAGAATATTTTTGCAGTAGCTGAAATTACAGAAACCTTTGAATCTCAATTTGGAATCTATGATCTTAACGAATTTATCAATGTAGTTAACTTGGTAGATGAACCTGAGCTTTCCTTTAACGGCGAATCAGTAACTCTACAAAATGGAAAAGCTAAAGCATCTTATCGCTTCGCCGATGAAAGCATTCTCACTTCGCCTCAAAACGAAATCACAATGCCATCAACTGAAGTAAGTGTATCAATCAGTGGTAATACTTTAACTCAAATTAGGAGTGCGGCTCGTGTTATGAACCATGCTATCGTCTCGCTAAAAGGTGAAGATGGCGTAGTTACTTTAGCCGTAGTTGATCCAAAGAACCCAACAGCAAACACATTTTCAATCATTCTCGATGAAGACAACGAATGCAAATCATCCTTTGATCTGCAGTTCCTCATCGCGAATTTAAAAGTTCTTAGCGGAGACTATAATGTAAAAATTAGTTCAAAGCTAATCAGTGAGTGGATAAATACATCAGTGCCTGTAAAATATTACATCGCTCTTGAAAAAACATCAACTTACAACTAAACTAGTAAAGTAAAAACAACAAAACAACAAAACATAATTATGGAAAACGAAGAAAATACCGCAACGGAAACCCCTGAAACTGTCGAAATTAACCTTGGAGCAGTAGCAATGGTATGTAGAGTAATCGCAGCATGTACAGAGCGTGGCGCGATTAAAGCAGAAGAAATGTCAACCGTTGGTCAAGTATTTGATTATATGCGCGCATTCCTTCCCGCACCAGAAGCTAAAGCTGAAGGCGAAGAAGCTGAAGGCGAAGAAGCTGAAGGCGAAGAAGCAACCGCTGAATCCGATATTCTTGAGCCGGTAGAAGCCTAAACAAAAATTGACTTAAATTTATATTATGACTGAAACACTTTGGTGCGAAAAGTATCGCCCAACCACGATTGACGATTGTATCCTTCCTAACGAATTAAAGAAAACATTTAATTCTATTGTTAAATCAGGAGAGGTTCACAACATGTTATTGACCGGCTCAGCTGGTCTTGGAAAAACAACTGTAGCAAAAGCATTATGCAATCAACTTAATCTTGACTATATGTTAATCAACGGTTCGGAAGAATCCGGTATTGATGTATTAAGAAATAAGATTAAGCAGTTTGCTAGTAGCGTTAGTCTTGGCGGCGGTTTAAAGGTAATCATTCTTGATGAGGCTGATTATCTTAACGCCCAAAGTACACAGCCTGCTTTGCGCGGTTTCATTGAGGAGTTTTCTAATAACTGTAGGTTTATCTTAACTTGCAATTTTAAGAATCGAATCATTGAGCCGTTGCATAGCAGGTGTTCAGTCATTGAGTTTAATACAAATAAAAAGGATCTTGCCACACTTGCTGGTAAGTTCCTATCGCGTTTAAAAACTATATTAGATAAGGAAGGCATTAAGTATGAAGATAAAATACTAGCCGAACTTATTATTAGATATGCTCCAGATTGGAGAAGGATTATTGGTGAGTGCCAACGATATGGAGCAGGCGGTGAAATCCAGCCAACTGTTTTACTTGGAGTATCTGATTCTAATATTTCTGAGGTTATTACTTTCCTAAAGTCAAAAGACTTTAAAGGAATGCGAGGATGGGTATGCAATAATACATCTCTTGATAGTACTGTTGTATTTAGAAAGATATACGATTCATTATATGATTATGCAGATCCTTCATCTATTCCTTCTGCAGTTTTAATCATTGCCGATTATAGTTACAAAGCAGCGTTCTGTGGTGATAAAGAAATCAACATGGTTGCCTGTTTAGTAGAGTTAATGGCAAACATTAAATGGAAGTAATGAGCAAAGTTAAAAAACTTTCCTTCTTTGATATTTTAAATAATATTAATGCTGGTTCTAAAGCTCCGGATATTCTTAAAGGTGTAACTGCTGATTCTAGTGAAACCTTACCAGACCCTGATAGTCCTGAGAAAGCTTATACTCCATTTATGATTAACCGAGGGTTATCTCAGTTTAATGATACTATTCTATTTGCTAATGAGATGAATATGAATTATCATCTCCCTGCTAGAATGCAATATGATTTTTATAAGAACGTATTACGTCCTCGTAAAAGATTTAGTAAATGGTTTAAAGCAATTCCTGACAGTAATGATATTAAAATTATCATGGATCACTATGGATATAGTTCTGAGAAAGCGCGCGATGTATTGGATTTATTTAATAAAGAAGAGTTAAAAGCTTTACATCGTCATCATGACAAAGGTGGAAAAGCATAATAAATAATTATAATGAACATTGATAATGAAAAAATAAAAAGTTGGTCTCCTGATGAAATGCTTGAGATCTATTTGTCTGAGCCAGACGATTTTCTTAAGGTAAAAGAAACCCTTACTCGAATTGGAGTCTCTTCTCAAAGGGAAGAAAACACTTTATTTCAAAGTTGCCATATTCTTCATAAGCAAGGGCGATACTTTATTCTACACTTTAAAGAACTATTTTTACTTGATGGTAAACCTTCTAATTTTACTGAAGAAGATTTTAAAAGAAGGAACACTATAACAACTCTCTTATCTGATTGGGGTTTGCTAGAATTAGTAAACTATACTCATGCTAGTGAAAAGACCAACTTAAAACAAATTAAAATTGTACCATTCAAAGAGAAGAAGAATTGGACTCTTAATTCCAAATATAATATTGGTAATGTAAAGAAAAAATCTTAGTATTATAAATAAAAACATGAGTACTGAGAAATATTTGTTACCAAACGAGAAGAAGCGTTTATACGAATCTATTACAATTCCAAAGAAAAAAGAAGAGGTTCTGAAACTAATTAAGGATGCTCCTAAAACAAAAGCAACTTCTAAAGATACCAATAATCTATGGAACAAAATATCCACTTCTTTAGTAGGTCCACTTGAAGATTTAATGTATGAAAAACCATATGATAAAGCATATAGTGCTGGATATAATGGTGATAAAGAACCAAAGAATCCATTTAAAAAAGATACATTAGCTTACTGGTTCTTTACTAATTTATATACTCAAGGGAGTAACGATAATTAATTTTTAAAAATAAAACCATGAGTACTGAGAAATATTTGTTACCAAACGAGAAGAAGCGTTTAGATGAAGAAACATTATCTGAAGCTAAAGTGCCATCTGACTATTTAGATTTCCAAAGCGATGATAAAAGTTATAAAGTTTATCAAGCAGATAATAATGGAGAATCTTCTGTAAGACCCGCCGAAAAGGCAAGTAAAAATTGGCCGACTGGTGCTCCAGTAACTAAGACTTTTAAAAAAGTTTCATCTGCTCCAATTCCAAAAGGTGAGTTCTGGGTTTTAGAATCTGATAAAAGTTTTTATTGGATGGTTAACGGCACTTGGTATTCGATCAGTAAAAAAGACCATCCCCGCCCACCATTTGATTATTAAATGAAAAGCTTTAAACAATATTTAGAGGGATTGCGTATTGCTTATACTCCAGCTCAACAAAAAGCGATGGATAAAAGGACAAATGCGATGAATTCAGATCTTAAGAAAAAGTTTAAAGCTGGAAAGATTTCAATTAAATGGTCTCAGACAAGAGGCGGTCACGCTATCTTTGTTAAAGGTAGAATGGAAGGTCCTCTCTTTGATTCTGAAGATGACGCTGAAAAATATTTAAAAAAACTCGGTATTCGAGTATAAATTAAATTAAAATATAAATAAAATCATGAGTACTGAGAAATATTTGTTGCCAAACGAGAAGAAGTGTCTGGATGAAGCAAAACTTGCAGGTAAAAATAGAGAACGGCTTGATAGTTTAATCTCTTTATATGTCACGGCAACAGATCCCGAGGCAGATTATTATTATGATGGAGATGTTCCTGATGCTGAAAAGATTTTAAATGATATTAAAAAAGAATTTGGATCAAAAATTGCCAAAGATGTTGGTAATGGAACAAATATTTTCCATTATGGTAGAGATAATAATCAAGGAGGTCGCTTAACATACGGGGATGCGACAAAACAGCGTGGCGCAAGACGTATCACAAAAGGTGGTAAAATTAATAAGCAGGACGCAGCAAAACTTAAAAAGGATATTAAAGATATTTTAAAGAATACAAAATTAAATACTGCTTATCGATCACATAAGTTAAAAGGAAAATTACCAGAGAGTAATTAATAAAAAACCTTTGACACTGAAGCTGAAAAATATTTAAAAAAACTCGGAATTCGAGTATAAATAGATTTGTAATACGATACGTTTTCGTATTATAAAGAGGTGCCGAAAGGATCTCAATTAATAAAAAATAACTCGCTTAATAAGGAGTTCAAAATATGACAATAACAAATACACTAAATTCGTTGCCGCGTTCTTTCGCGGTTGGGTTCGATTCAATCTTTGATAGATTAGAATCAAGAGAGAAAGCATCTTATCCTCCTCACAATATTGTGAAGCATAATGAGGATGAGTTTGAAATCGCACTAGCAGTCGCAGGCTTCAGTGATAAAGATCTTTCCGTCAAACAAGACGGAGATCAACTTATCGTTGAATCTGATTGCGTTGAGCTTAATGGAGATAAAGAATATCTTCATAAAGGAATTGCTACTCGAAGTTTCATCAAGAAGTTTACATTAGCCGATCACATTCGTGTCGAGCAAGTAGCGCTTGTTGATGGTATACTTTCAGTTCTACTAAAGAAAGAAATTCCTGAAGAAATGAAACCTAAGAAGTTTACTATTCTTCCAGAGTTTATTAACGAAGATTAAACTTTGCAGTTAAAACATAATAAAAGGGTTCTTCAGAAATGAGGAGCCCTTTTTTATTAACTTTAGTATTTACATCTATAATAAAAGATGATATAATATATACATGAAGAACAGCATTAGTGGATTCTACACCAGCGTCGATAGACACATGAACATGATTAAGTATCGAGGATACGATCATGATGGCAAAAAAATATATGATTCATTTAAATATCGGCCAACGCTTTATGTAAATAGCAAAGACCGTAACTCAGAATGGAAAGCGATTGATGGAACTCCTGTAGGCCCAATGCAGTTTGGCACTATGAGCGAATGCCGCCAGTTCTGTAAACATTATGAAGATGTTCCTTCGTTTAAAATATATGGAAATGAAAAGCATGTTCCAGCATTTATCCAAAGCCAGTGGCCTGGCGAAATTGAGTATGATAAAAAGATGGTCGACATTCTTTACATCGATATTGAAACTGCTATTGGTACAGGCTTTCCAGAACCAATGCGAGCAGAACAAGAGATTCTTACAATCGCAGTAAAGAGTAGCCGGTGTGATACTTATATCATCTGGGGACTAAAGGATTATGACCTTTCTAAAAGTGAAGTGCCACATCTTAGAAAAGAGTATCGCCAGTTTGATACTGAAACCGAACTCTTAAATGATTTTCTAGATTGGTGGAGTGATCCTATTAATACTCCAGATGTTATCACTGGTTGGAATACAGAGTTCTTTGATATTCCTTACATCGTTAATAGAATAGCTCGTATGTTGGGCAACGATGCAACCAAGCGATTATCTCCTTGGAAAAAAATTACAGATAGAACCGTAAATGTATTTGGCCGTGAGCAAACCAGCTATAACATTATGGGTATTCAACAACTCGATTACCTTGACTTATTTAAAAAGTTTACTCTTAATACTTATGGCCAACAAGAATCATATAAGCTAGATAATATTGCCGAGGTTGTTCTTGAACAAAAGAAGCTAGCTTTTGAAGGCGATCTAAAAGAATTATATGAACAAGATTTTCAGAAGTTTGTTGATTATAATATCGTTGATGTTGAATTGATTGAACTGTTTGAAAAGAAACTTGGCTTAATTGATTTGGTATTTACTCTAGCATATTTTGGCGGAGTTAATTATACAGATACGCTCGGTACTGTTTCTATATGGGATAGTATAATCTTTAGGAATCTTGCTAAAAAGAAAATAGCGATTCCTCCATCAAAACCAAGTGCTAAAGCAGAATATGCTGGAGGGTTTGTTAAGCCAGTTGTGCCAGGGATGTATGATTGGGTAATGAGCTTCGATTTGAACAGCTTGTATCCTAACCTTATTATACAATATAATATGAGTCCTGAGACCCTCGTAAGGCATTCTACAGTGCCTAATATTACACCTGATCGAGTACTCGAAGATCAAACAAACATATCCCCTGACAGTAATTTGGCGGTTGCCGCAAATGGCGCAACATTTAGTAGACATAAGCAAGGGTTTCTACCAGAGATTATTGAAGAGCTTTATAATAAGCGTAAGAAGATTAAAGCAGAAATGCTAGATAAAAAGAAAGAGAATGAAAAGCAAAAAAGTAAGATACTAGACTCAGAAATCGCCAGACTTGAAACTGAACAAATGGCGATCAAGATTCTAATGAACAGCCTGTATGGAGCTTTGGCTAACAGATGGTTCCGTTACTTTGATCTTCTTGTTGCTGAAGGAATTACTCTTACAGGTCAACTTGTTATTCGTTGGGCAGAACAACATGCAAACAAATGGTTATCTTCATTCCTTAAAGATGAGAAGCCAGTTGATAGAGTTATAGCAGCAGACACTGACTCCATTTACGTTAATGTTCAAGATGTAATTGATAAGCTTAATCCAAAAAGTCCAGTTGAGTTTCTTGATAAGTTTGGTGAAGAAGGTATGGTTCCTGCATTGGAAAAAGCTTTTAATAAGTTAGGCGGTATTACAAATTCATATAAGAATACGATGGTGATGGCGCGAGAAGCTATTGCTGATAAAGCTATATGGACTGCAAAGAAACGATATATTTTAAATGTTCTTAACAATGAAGGTGTTCAATATGCTGAGCCGAAAATTAAGATCATGGGTATTGAAGCTATTAAGAGTTCTACTCCAAAAGTATGTCGAGGCGCTATGAAGGAAATGTTTAAAGTAATGATGAGCGGGGATGAAGATAAAACTCAAAAAGCGATCGCTTTCTTTCATAACCACTTTAATTCTTTGCCGGCCCATGAAATCGCAAGTCCTCGTGGAATTAATAATGTTACAAAATATTATGATTCACAAACTCTATATTGTAAAGGAACACCAATGCATTGCCGCGCGGCCTTAGTATATAACGATCAGTTAAAGAAGTTTAACTTAACTAATAAGTATAGGGAAATCCAAGGCGGCAATAAAATTAAGTTTGTATTTCTTAAAAAGCATAACCCAACTGGAGAAAACGTAATTGGGTTTATTGATAAGTTGCCACACGAATTTGGTTTAGATAAGTTCATTGATTATGAAACTCAATTCCAAAAAGCTTTCCTTGATCCAATTAATCTTATCTTACATGCTATTAGTTGGTCGGCAGAACCTCAAGCTAGTTTGGAAGACTTCTTTGGGCAAGTATAGATAAAACAAAGGTATGACACTCACACAATAAAAAACAAATGAACCAACTAAACAGAAACCTGACAAACGTTATTAACGAATTACAACAAGACTATTTAAAGTTTGATGATACCGTAAGAACCATCGAAGTTCTTAATGCGATTAACAATTACTTTCACACGACAGAGGAAACTCCTTTGTCTAATAAAAGCAGAGACATTCTAAAAGAAATTAAAATATATGGAAAATAATAAAACAGTAGAAGACGTGGTAAAACTAATTCCAGAAACACTTGATGATTGGGTAACGCTTGTTCCTAAAAATGACTCTCTAACATGGCAAGCATCATCTACCGATTGGCCAAGCGATATTGATAACATGCATAATAAGTATGGTGTTCATTGCGCGCTTAAAAAGTTAGATAGTAAAGACCTAAGAGAATTTCTAAACTTTCGTTTAGACTTCCTAGAAGAAGAACTTACTGAAACAAAAAATGCAGTTGGTAAACTACATTGTGATGACGTTGATTGCGAAGAAGTGGTTGATGGTTTAATTGATCTTTGCGTTGTCGCTATTGGAACGTTAAATGCGTTTGGAGTTGACGAACATAAAGCGTGGGAAGCAGTTCATAACGCTAATATGAATAAGGAAGTCGGCGTTAAAGAAGGTCGAGACAATCCACTAGGTCTTCCAGATTTAGTAAAGCCTAAAGGGTGGGTCGCGCCAGATCATTCTGATAATCACGGGTTTCTTCCTAAATTAAACGAATAAAAGATTTACATTTTAGTAAATATAGTATATAATATTAATTATGGATTTACTTCTATTCATCATGCTTTTAATAGTGGCAAGCCTTTGCTACTTAATACCCACTTTTGTGGCGGTCGTAAATAAACATAAATACGCTCTTCCTATTTTTATAGCTAACCTATTCTTTGGCGTTACGGTTGTGGGATGGGCCGCTCTATTAATCTTTGCTATACTTAAAGAGTTTAGAGCAGAAAATAAAGTATGAAATATTCATTAACTATATTTAAATCAATCTTTGATAATTCGACTCATCGTAAGATGTCCTTTGACGGTTGGGATGAGTTTAAAGAACTTCTTTTAAACCTTAGTAAAGAAGATGGTTATAAACCAAAGAAAGACGAAAGAAAAGATGGTTCACCTCTTATCAGCCCAGCAGTATATGATAAAGATGAAAAGCGAAGAAATGTAAATGTTTTATGTTGGGGTGGTTGGGCTGCAATTGACGTTGACGATTATGAGTGTAATTTCGAACAAGCGTTGGTTGTTTTTAAAGATATCAAATGTGTTGTTTATAATAGCGCAAGCTCGACAAAAGAAAAGCCAAAGTTCAGAGTTATTATACCATTCACAAAGACTATAGAAAAGGATGATATAAAGCATTTATGGTTTGCTCTGAATAAAGAGTTTAATTCATTAGGCGATCCACAAACGAAGGATCTATCAAGGATGTATTACGTCCCAGCACAATATCCAGGTGCTTATTCATTCATTCATTGTAACGATGACGCCGACTTTTTAGATGTTGATTTAATAATGAAAAAGCATCCGTTTATAGTACCTCAAGAAAATTCATTTAAAAGTAAACTAAGTGAAGAAATGAAAATTAAGCTGATGAAGTATAAATCTAATCAACTTAACAACACCTCTATTACTTGGTCTTCATATAGAGATTGCCCATTTGTAAATAAACAATTAGTAAATGAGTATCGTGTTATTTCAGAAACTGGTTGGTATTCTAAATTATATTCAATTATGGTTAGTATTGCCGGATCCGCAATACATAAAGGATACCCAATTACTGTTAATGAAATTGTAAAGCTTGCTAAAGATATTGATATGGATACTGGATGCTGGTATAAAAATAGGCCATTAGATATTGAAGCAGAACGCGCATTAACCTTTGCACTTCAAAATGCGTAATTAATAAATAATATTATGAAGATTGAAACCAAACTGAAACGCCAGTTTAATAAAATACAAAAGGATACTGGTGTAAAACTTCCAGCTGACTATGAGTATTATTGTGGTTTATATAAATGGCCAAAAGGTTTGCGTAAGATTCTTAGTAAACGATTCAATAGCAGTTGTATGCTACATGATATTCAACATGTTTCAGGTGTTATTGATTATAAAGAAGCCGATCGCATGTTCCTTAAAAACGCTAAAGAACAAGCGGGGCGCAACGATTTTTGGATATTAATGGCATATGTATTTTACGGCGCCGTTCGTATATTAACAAAAACAAAAGCAATACGAAACAAGAAATAAAACTCTAAACATTATAAATAAATTTATATGAAAAAGAAAAACAAAAGAGCTCGTGACGAAGAAGGCCAGTTTGTTGGAGATGATCCAAGCACTCCTGATATTAATGAAGCCTTTGCAGAAGATGCTCAACCACCTAAAGAAGCACCAGCTAAAGCGTCAGGCCCTAAAAAACTAACTCCGGGCCAGATTAAGAAATTAAAAGGCGAATGGGGTAGCCAGTTTAAAAATAAATTTAAAGGACGTTATTAATATTCACGTAAATAATTAAACCATGATATGGCTTCTAGTATTTTTCTAGAAGCCATATTTGTTATTTACAAACTTGGTAAAATATGGTATAATATCTTTATACATAATTATACTAACATTACAATATGAACATTAAATCCGTAAGAGACACCTTAGCAAATCTCCATAAAAATAAAGAATATGTCATAGTTAATAAACAATTAACTGTTGAAATTATTGGAGCATCTTTCATAGCAAATACTGATTCTATATTTGGTTTGGCCAATGAAGATTATATTGATCGAGAATTAATGTGGTATAGAAGTATGTCTCGTAATGTAAATGATATTAAAGGTAAGGTTCCAAAGATCTGGGAAATTGTTTCATCGCCAAAAGGAGAGATAAATTCAAATTATGGATATCTAATAAATCACAAAGATAACTATTACCAATACAAGAATGTATTAGAAACTCTTAAGAAGGATCCTAACTCGCGCAGAGCAATAATGATTTATACAAATCCTAAAATGCATACTCAATTTAAAAGGAAAGGTATGACAGATTTTGTTTGTACAAATACTGTTCAATATGTTATTCGTAAAAACAAATTGTCTGCAATTGTCCAAATGAGATCAAACGATGCTTGGGCCGGTTATAGAAACGATTACGCTTGGCAGAAATATGTTCTTAACAAGTTAGCAAAAGACCTAAATTGCAAAGAAGGTAACATTCATTGGAATGCTGGTAGCTTACACGTATATGAAAATCAATTCTACCTACTAGACCATTATTTAAAAACAGGAGAACACGAGATTACTAAAAAACAATATAATAACAACCTCTAAAAACCCACCACCCAATATGTACAGTATTAAAAAACTAGGATATGACGATTGGAATGACGCGCTTGATGCTTTCTTATAATATAAAACCAGAGATTTGGAAAAAAACAATTTATCATTTGATGAATGGTATTCTTTTAAAACAAGAATCAAAAAAATTAATGAAAAAATTAAAAATGGGGAAGCATCTTCTAATGTTAATAAACATATAAAAAAAGATATCAAAAAACATAGCGATGACTCTGAAAATTTAACATTAGCAGAAAATGAAATTTTGGAAATGCTGAATAACTTAAATTTAGATGTAAGCATTTCGCCTAGATATAAAGAAGAATCATACTCTGAAAGAATATGCAGAGAAGCGGAAGAGCTAGCTCGCCGCGCCCATATTGGTCAAACTCGCCATAATGGAAACCCTTACATTCATCATATTGAAGATGTTGTTAACATAATTAAATCTAATAGTAATAGCAACACCGCTGAAGCAATTATTGTTGCATGGTTACACGACGTTATTTCAACCACTTCTTACACAAGTGAATTTTTATTAGAGCAATCTTGGGTAACTAAAAGAATGCTTAATGCTATTGAAGAAATTGAAATTGGTTATTTTGAAACATATCAACAGTATGTTAACAGATTAAAAGAAAATAATTTAGCTTGGGTCGTTAAGTTAGCAAAGCTTATGTCTCTTATGGATAATAATCCGACACAAGATGAGCAATTTGAGATTGAAACATTTTGCGATTATCTTGAAGATGAGCTGTAAAATAACTAAATAAAAAGATTTACATTCTTATTAATATGTGGTATAATTAATCATATGAATAAGGAAGCTAAAGAAAGTATTAAGGTATTACGAGAGTGTGCCGAATTACAAACTGCTAAATCAAGAGATTATCAAAATCCTAACAGCCGAATTAAACAAGCTGATTATTATCCACGAGGCATCGCATCTATCTTAGATATTATTTACGCCAAAACTCTTAGAATGTATTCGGTTCTAGAAGCTATGGAATCTGATACTGGATATGAGCCAAACTTTGAATCTCTTGAAGATTCTGGTAAAGATCTTATTAACTATGCGTCGTTCTTAGTAGCTTATATGAGACATGGCGTAGATGGCCAAGATGTTAATAAAGATTTTTTAAATCGAAACGGAAACAAATAGATATATTATGAGAATCGGCATCGGCAAGATTGGTAAGTCTGTATTATTCAATAGTAAAAATTGGGGCGCTGTTGGCGGTGACAATGAAGCTCCTATTTTATATGAACACCTAATAACACAAAACCCTGAGCATACTTTTGTTATGCTTGGCGCTAGTGACTTTGATAGATTATCTATTGCCGAGCAAGAACGGATTAACGTTCATGGTAATTTCATATATGCTTTCTCTGGGTTTTCCGAATGGCGAAAAAATCAATGGGATAAATCTAAAGCTCAACACCCTTCAAATGATAGGCAAGAGTTTATGGAAAACATTATTATTCCAAATCCAAAATTTGAAATTGATGCTGGTGTTTTTATGTGCGGTCAAGTTGCAACTTCTAATGTTGGGGGTTGGGCTCGTAAACAAACAGATCATACTCAATTAGCAAAGCCACTTGATGTTCAACGAAAGTACGCAGGACCAACAATTCATTATCTTAATAAGTATAAAGAAGTACCTTGGTTAATGTTATTAAACGATCCTCGCCTTTATCCTGGGAAGATGAGAGACCTAATGAATCCTCCTAGGAAGATCTTTTCACAATATAATCAAAAGTGTTTACACCGTAATAGTATTGAATATGATAGCCCTGTTAGGGAAATAACAGAAATAGAACAATTATATAAAGGTATTGAAACTACATTTTTAATTGGAAAAGAAAAGGGTAAATCTATTCAAGAAGCACCAAACACATTAGATAGTTTCTTTGGTGAGCCTGAAGAAAAGACAACTGAAAAAGATATTAACTTTATGATTGTTTGTAATGAGGGCAAACCATCGCGTTATCCTGATTTGAAAAAATATATTTTAGAACATGTCGATGATGTTGATATTTACGGACAATGGAACTCCGATACAATTGGAGATGACTCTCGATTCAAAGGACCTAAGAAGTTTAACGATTTAATGAGAATGTTGCCACGAGTTAAATATACTTTTTGTATTCCAATTAAAAAGGGTTGGGTTACCGCAAAGTTTTGGGAAATGGCTCATTATGGAATTATACCATTCCTGCATCCAACCTATGATCAACAAAAACATTTGGATGTACCTGATTTTATTAGAGTAAAAGATTCTAAAGATCTTTTTAATAAAATTAAATTCCTTGAAGAAAACCCTAAAGCTTATCAGCAACTTCGCGATCAGTTAGATGATATTCTTAAAGAAGAGTATTATGATGGGAGTTATCTCAATGATTTGATCCTAGGTAAATTAACTGAACTAAATAAAAGTAATGCATAACAAAAGAATAGTTTTAGACTTTGATGATACACTCGCTTTAACAACAAATCGCGATTGGGAACATGCTGAACCAAACATAGAGTTAATTCAAAAGGTTAATTCTTTATATGACGATGGGTGGGAGGTTGATATTTTTACGGCACGAGGATCTATCTCTTGTAAAACTCGAGAAGAAGCTAAAGAAAAGTATGCCGGCCAAATCAAAAAGTGGCTAAAGAAAAACGGAGTCAAGTATAGGTCTCTAAGTTTTGACAAACCACTCGCTGCATACTATATTGACGATAAAGGTATCTCTCCTGAACTTTTCCTTAAGACTGATATTAGACAACTCGATGGAGGTTTGTCTGGTGCTGATATTTTTACTGATGGAACATATGTTCATAAAACAGATAAGAATGCTCACAAAGTTAATGAATGGTATTCACAAGTAAAGAACTATATTAATACACCTGAAGTTCTAAGACTTGTTGGTGAAACTTTAACAATTGAGTATATACAACATGACAAAAGTTTCTTCAAGAATAATTTCCACCGTGCAATCGGAATTATTCAAGAAAGTCTTGAAGATTTAAAGGAGATTGATTCGCCTGAAGATTCTCTTGAATTTTCTGATTATGTTGCGCGGATTTATTCGCACTCTGATATTTCTGGTGAGTCATATTTTAATACCATATGTGATTCTCTTAAGTATTTAAATCTTAAACGTTCATTTTCTCATGGCGACTTTGGAGTTACAAATATGTTATTTAAGAGTGAGACTCTTTACTTAATTGACCCTATTCCCGATGTGTTTGGCTGTACCGAAATTGATGCAGCTAAATTCTGTGCGAGCCTTATCGTGAATCAATATGATAACGACATAGTCAATAACTCGATCTCAACATTATCTATGTTTAATTCTATTAATCAGACCGACTTTAAAATTCTTATTGCGGCTGAACTCATTCGAGTTTTTAAATATCATCCTAATAACCAAATCATTTCTAAAGCAGTTAAAAACATATGTGTATTATGAACAACATTTTAATAATAAGTAACAAACCTGAACGGCTCGAATCGTTCATTAAATATTACAACATTTTCAATGAACCGACTGATATAGTTCTAAATGTAATACTCGATGATCGTTATCAAACATATGATCTTAGTGATACTATTAAGGATAATTATAACATCTATTATGCGTCTGATGCGGTTAAGCAATTGGTTCCAAGATTATCTGATCCTGAGACCGCGGAGATTATCCTTGACAAATTCCGTTTGTCAATTAAGCTTCTTGTTATTTTATATGCTCATGAAGTACTAGGTATGGAAAAGGTTTGTATGATGGACGATGACACGTTCCTTATTCAACCTATTGATAGTTACTTCGAAAATGATTATGTTTTCTATAATGAAAGAGTACTTGGTCGCATGTCTGTTGCTGTCGAGAATCTTATGACAGGAATCTACAGTGATCTTGTGGATGTTCATAAAATGAATACTAAGCCCCACTTTACTTTAAACTCAGGTCAGGTAATACATACAAAAAATCCAAATCTATTCAAGTTTATTGATAGAGCGTTCTGTTCAGACTTACTTAATGTCGTATGTGGAGCTATCGAGAAGTATAAATCAAAGAAGAACTACCTGGGTAATATTCATCATCGACCAATTGGTGGAAAGTATTGGATCATGGAACAAAACGTCTATGCTGTTTACTTCAGGTGGTTAACCGAGAATGGTTATGCTGTAAAAGAGTTTCCAAGAAATGAGTTTAAGCTATACGAAGGCCTTCTTAAACCAAATTATACAATGGACAGAATTAGAAAACTTCCAAAATTTTTACATTACCTTCCTACAGATAAGTCACCGTTATATGATACGGTCGCAAAGCAGCTTGACAGAATCATAAATAAAGAAATACATGTTCCTAGATAAAAATAAACTACCAAATGATGCTAAGATTGGCTTCACCTGTTCAACCTTCGATTTATTACACGCCGGTCATATTGTGATGTTGCAAGAAGCAAAATCATTATGCGACTATCTTGTATGTGGTCTATTAATTGATCCAACTGTTGACCGCCCTGATTCTAAAAACAAACCGATCCAATCTCCATTTGAAAGGTACGTACAATTATCGTCATGCCGATATGTCGATGAAGTTATACCTTTCACGACTGAGCAAGAAATAGTTGACATCATATTAACTATAAATCCTGACATCAGAATTGTTGGCGAAGAATATCGAGACACGGATCACACAGGAAAGGGCTTATGCCCTGTACATTATAATAAAAGAAAACATTCATTCTCTTCGTCAGATCTTAGAGACCGAGTAATAAAATCAAATATATAATTATATAAAACACACGCCTATTACATCATGATGATCATGATAGGCAAAGCATAATAAAAATTTAAGTAAAAAAATATTAAAATAAAATGAAAAGTGAAATAACATATGGCAGTATCGTGCCTTTAATCGGAGGAGAAAGTTTAGGAATTCAAAATGTTCTTGATGGTAAACATCCTGAATGGGTAATGTCATATCGAGCTTTTGAAGCTAATGATGCCCATTATATGAATCATATTAGAAACCAAGGGTATGAAGGAGATTATGTATTTCTTGATGAAACTCATGGTTATAAAGCAAAACAAGTAGATGTAGTAAATACGGTTTGCCCTTGCGCAGGTTTATCATCCTTATCACCAACATCAAATGCTAAGAGTGCTACAAACGATTGGATGTATCATACGGCCGAGCATGTTCTTGAAAATATTAAACCAAAAGTATTTTGGGGAGAGAACGCGCCAAGACTAGCGATGTCAACAGGAGCTCCGGTTGTCGATAAATTAAAAGAAATTGCTAAGAAATTTAATTATACATTTAGCATTTACAAAACAAAAAGTCTGGTGCAAGGTTTTTCTCAAGTTCGTGATAGGACGTTCTATTTCTTTTGGAAAGACGATTCTGTTCCACTCTTTGATTATATCCATCGACCAAATCAAAAAATTGAAGATTTATTAAACGCCGTTGTAAATGATCCGGAAGATCCTATGAGCGAAGTTCTTAATAAAGATATTCCTTCAGAGTTTTGTTTATATAATTATATTCTCAATGAAATTCATGGCGGTATTTCTCATGCTGAGTTTGTAGATAAGCATTTAGAAAAATCATCAAATGCGTTTCATTATATTGAAAATAACGATTCATATGATAAACTAATCCCATGGCTACAAGAAAAGGGAGAAGATCGTTGGGCTGCTACAATTGGTCGAATGAATGAAAAAATTAAAAATGGCAAAGGAGTAATGAGAAGAACTGTTACATGGCCCAAGGATTATATTGGTGCTTTTGTTGGCCACCTCCCACAATGGCTTACTCATCCAACTGAAGATCGTTATTTAACGGTTCGCGAGTGTATGGAAATTATGTATTTGCCTAAAGACTTTCAATTACTTAATACTAAACAATGGAATCATATTTGTCAAAATGTTCCTGTTAAGACAGCCGAAGATATGATGGGCCAAATTGTAAAATATTTACAAGGTGATCTTGATAAAGTAAATACCACATATATCTTACAAGATAATAAAAGGCAGAGGTGGGAAGCTGAACAAGAATGTGAAACCGCTTCATTAGAAGACTTCACATAATAATAATATTTAATGATTTACATTCATTAAAAAATAGATTATAATATTAACAGCAACAAAATAAAACTATATGTCATTACTAGATAAACTAAAAAAGAACTGCCGAGTAAAAGAAGCCGACGTCCTAGCCGATAGCCAATTTTACGCGGAGAAGGATATGATTCCAACACCAGTGCCGATGATTAACGTCGCGCTTAGTGGAAAAATGGATGGGGGTTTAACAAGCGGGTTAACCGTATTGGCTGGGCCTTCTAAACACTTTAAAACTTCATTTGCTCTACTAATGGCAAGTGCTTATTTAAAACAACATAAGGACGCGGTTCTAATGTTTTATGATTCAGAGTTTGGTTCTCCGCAAGCATACTTTGAAAGCTTTGGTATTGATATTAACCGAGTACTTCATATTCCTATTAAGAATGTCGAAGAACTGAAGTTCGATATGATTAACCAATTTGAAGATCTAGATCGCAAAGATAAAGTTATTGTTATTATTGATTCGATTGGTAACCTTGCATCTAAGAAGGAGATGGACGACGCTATTAACGAAAAGAGTGTCGCTGATATGAGCCGAGCAAAATCCATTAAGGGTTTATTCCGAATGGCTACTCCTTACTTAACAATGAAAGACATTCCTCTGATTGCAGTTAACCATACATATCAAGAGATGGGGCTGTTTCCAAGAGCGGTTGTATCAGGAGGAACTGGAATTTATTATTCAGCAGATACCATTTGGATTATTGGTCGTTCACAAGATAAAAAAGGAACAGAGATTCAAGGTTATCACTTTAACGTTGTAGTTGAGAAAAGCAGATTTGTTAAAGAGAAAAGCCGTATTCCAATTACAGTGAGTTGGGAAGGTGGAATTCAAAAATGGAGTGGCCTGCTTGATGTTGCGATTGACGGAGGTTATGCTACAAAACCAAAGAACGGATGGTACATGGCAAATAACCCAGAGACGGGTGAAGAACTGCATCCTGTTAACCGTCGTGCCGCCGACACTCTTAATAAAGAGTTTTGGGAACCTATCTTTGAGAAAACTGACTTTGCCGATTTTATTAAAAACAAATTTACGATTGGTTTACATGATATGTCAGGTGATGAAGCTGAAGTGGTTGTAGATGCCGCTCTTGAAACTGAAACTATTGAAGAAGATGCTTGAAGAAGGATCAGACTATGAAATTGTTTCCCATGGTAAAATTAAAGACCATGCTTCAATTAAAATTCTTAAAGGAGAATATGAAGGCGTCCAATATAGTTATGGGAAAATCTCATTTGAATTAAAGGACGTTGATGGTATGGAACTGCCAGTATTAAAGTTCATTTATGAAATTGATAAACATCCTGAAACAATAGAAAAAGAAACCTTAGAAAAAGACCAATATTTTACATCTTATATTGGAACTATATTAGATAAAATATTAATAGAACAAGGTCAAACAGATAAGCATGAATAAATCTTTCGAGGAAATTATATTAACAAATTTAATTAATAATGAGAAGTTTTGTAGAAAATCATTACCTCATATTAAATCAGAATATTTTGATAACCAAGAAAAAGCAGTTTATGATTTAATCGTTAACTTTATTTCTAAGTATAACAAACTGCCAACAAGTAACGTTCTTTTAATTGAACTTCAGAATTCTGAATATAGTAATCGTAGCGATGTAAATGAAATATATCAAACAATTACTAATTTAGAACAAGCTGATAATAGCGATGAAGATTGGTTGTTAGAAAGTACTGAAACATGGTGTAAAGATCGAGCAGTTCATAATGCAGTAATGGAAAGTATTTCTATTATTGATGGAAAGAGCCCAGATAAAAACGAAGGTATTATTCCAGAGATTTTAAGTAAAGCTCTTTCCGTAACATTTGATACGGCGGTTGGCCATGATTATATTGGCGATGCTGAATCTCGATTTGATTTTTATAATAGAGATGAAGAGAAGTTACCATTTGATTTAACAATGTTTAATGAAATCACCGGCGGTGGTTTACCTAATAAAACATTAAACATTATCCTTGCAGGAACTGGTGTTGGTAAGAGTTTGGCTATGTGCCACCTTGCTGCAGATGGAATTTCTCAAGGAAAGAATGTTCTTTATATAACAATGGAAATGGCTGAAGAGCGTATCGCTGAACGTATTGATGCTAATTTGTTTGATGTAAGGATTGATCAACTTGATACGCTTTCCCGTGAAAACTTTAATTCTAAAATAAAGAAAGTTTCTGATAAAGTTAAAGGTCAGTTGATTATTAAGGAATACCCAACTGCTGGAGCTCATGTTGGTCACTTCAGAGCTTTGATAACAGAGCTTAAAATGAAGAAACAATTTGTACCAGATGTTATCTTTATTGATTATCTAAACATTTGTGCTAGTAGCAGAATTAAAGGTTTAAGCGGAGGCGTTAACACCTATTCTTTAATTAAAAGTATTGCTGAAGAAGTTAGAGGATTGGCCGTTGAGTGTAATGTTCCAATTTGGAGTGCTACTCAGGTTACTCGTTCTGGATTTAATAATTCCGATGTTGACTTAACTGATACATCAGAAAGTTTCGGCTTACCTGCCACAGCTGACTTAATGATTGCTTTAATTAGTAATGAACAGTTAGAAGGAATGAATCAAATAATGGTAAAGCAATTGAAGAATCGTTATAATGATCCAAGTAATAATAAACGGTTTGTCGTTGGAGTAGATAAATCTAAGATGCGTTTATATGATGTTGCTGACCCAACTCAAGATATATTAGATGATTCTAAAATAGCAGGAGCACAAGTGGGTAATAGTGATGCCATGCATAACATTGGTAAGAACGTAGACTTCTCTGGTTTTAAAGTTTGAAACTTTATAAATAACTAAAATTACTATTACACTAAATGGATATTAACAAACTAAGATTTAAGGATTTCGTATTAACTGAAGGTATTTCATCAGGCTCTATTGAGAAAGCTACCTTTTTAATGATTAAGTATTTAAAAAAGAAGACGGGTTTAAACCTTTTCGCAATGCCAGAGCTAGAGCAATATAAAGGATCTGCTGGTAAAGGATTTGGTTTACGTTTGTTCGCTAATAAGAATGGTATATCCGTTCGATTAAACTTCTCTTCAACAAGAGCTCAAACGAATGCATTAACCGGATTTGATGTTTGGTTAGGAGACGGTAAACCATCAACACGAGTTGAGTTTGCTAATATGACAAGCGTTGTTAAAATCCTTCCTATTGTTGCTGAAATCATTAATAACAAAGGTTCAAACAGTAAAGTAGTTTATACTATTCCAGATGGAGTTCCTTTAAATGAAGGATACGCATATGGAACAGATTCCATTCTTTTAAAAGAAGCAGCGGGAGCTGGTGATGTTCCAGCAATGTTTGATGATATTGTTGATATGATTGTATCTCCTAACTTTTCAAAAGGGAAGATCTATAGGAAATATAAAAGTGCTGGAGTTAAAGTATTCGAAGCTCTTGAAGAAGTATATCCAAAGAACATTACCAAGCAAGGCGTTAAATATGTATTTGACGGTAAGCCTGCAGTAGTACAAAAGATCAAGAAAGATAAATCTAAAATTCTTGAAATGATTGGCGCTAACGAAGGTAAAGTAACTAAAGGGAGTGCTAAAGAAACATATGCTGATAATTCAAATGCAGATGAGCTTTTAAATGATAGAGAACGATTAAGTTTTGAAGCTCAGTTAGAAGATCTTGAGAATCTATTGAAACTAACCGTTAATGGCGCAGCGAACGCAATCTTTATTGCTGGGCGTGGCGGAGTTGGTAAAACGTTTACTACAGAAAAGATTCTTGGTGAAATGGGTTATAGAGATGGAGCTGGTTACTTTAAGAACACTGGTTCTGCTAGTGCGGCTGGAATGTATTCTCTATTATTTAAATATAAGAATGAAATTATCTTCTTCGATGATAGTGACGATGCTCTTAAAGACCAAGAAAGCCGTAACCTTTTAAAAGCTGCAACCGATACCAAAAAGATTCGTAAACTCGTTTGGAACAAGATGGGTAAGAATGTTGCAGAGCCTGATGAAATGACTGACGATGAAATCCTTGATGCTGGATTAATTCCACGTTACTTTGAATTCACGGGCAAGATCATCTTTATCTCTAACCTTAAGATGAACAAGCTTGATCCTGATGGCGCACTAAGAACTCGAGCATTTATTATTGATATTGATCCAACCGAAGGCGAAATTTACGACTTTATGGATAAGATTGTCGGTAAGATTTCTTTAGAAGAAGGTTTAACTCTTGATTTAACAGAACGTAAACGAGTAGTTGATCTATTAAGAAAAGGAAAAAGTAAGCAATCATCAAACCTTCGTAAGCTATCCCGTGGTTTAAATATGGCCGCTGGAGCTTTAAAAGCAGGTGTTGCCGTTGCCGATAAAGAGTTGGCTCGTATGATTGAAATTTACGCTTAATAAATAATAATATGAAATCATTTCAAACTTTCTTAATTGAGGGAACCAAGTTAACTCCCCGTGAATTAAAAAAACCAGCTACTGGAGGGCCGAACTCTGGAGTTTCTCGCCTTGAAATTCTTTCTAATAAAATTAGAAAACAAGAACCTTTAACTTTAGCAAATGGTAAAACGTTTATTGTGACTGATACTGCTGGAGCTTTATCTTCTATTGAACAATTTAGAAAAGACGGAATGGCTTTTAAACTAATTGGAAAAAGCGGATCGGAAATTTCATCGTCGGATCTATTAAAAACGCTTGAGTTTGGTGGTGGTACTGGAGCTGGTGGTGGAACAAAAAATACAGCAATTGGAGAATCTGCTCAATGTGTATGGATGGCCGCAATGGTTGAAATTGGATATGATAAACCAATTGAAAGTTTTACTGATGAAGTATTAACTAAAGCGTTTAAAAAGGTAAGTGTTGGAAAAACTTCGTTAAAAGATATTTTAAGTATTGATGAGAGTTGGAAAACATCCTCATATTTAACAGCACACTTCGCAATTAAAGAGCGTCTTATTGAAAGAGGTATGACTTTTCATAGAGATGATTCTCTTATGAAAGAAATTTATAAAGCTAAAAACACAGCTTTTAAAAATAACGATTTTAAACCACTTACAGATGATAAATGGAACCCAGGCGATATTTGGGTGGCTGATTCTGACTTTAAATTATCAGAATTAAAAACTGATACACTAGAAGGATTTAATGATGATATACTCGACTTATATTTACAAAAGAGACTTGTTGGTATTTCATTAAAGAAAGTTTCTAAAGCAGTAAAAGGAGTTGAAAAAAATGTTACTCGTCCACCAGAAACTGAAGATTACAAATTTGTAGCAGGCCATATTAAAGCGTTAACACGAGGAGAATGGTATACAAGTAAAACTAATTATATTACTTATATGGGCGGGCAACTAGATATTAGAGCAAACACCGGTTTTGGTTCTCATAAAGTAGAAATTAAAGGTAAAGGCGCCAGAGGAGGCGGAGCTTCTTGGGGCGTTATGTCTGATGCTGCTAAAAGAATTTATCGAAAAGAACTTCCAAAAAATAATAAAATGAAAAAAGATGCTAAACTAATAGCATCTGGTGATAAAAGAGCAGTTCAAAATTTTACTAAGTTATTACAAACCGTGGATAAAAAAATATCCAATGCAGAAGTAATAGAAAAATTAGCAAGTCTTGGCAAAAACGCTGATATATGGGTTCACGGTAAACTAGGTGGCCTTTATGTATTACAATTAATATCAAAAGGTGGCCAAAAGG